GCTTCGTATGTGGATGCTTACGGTATCACTACCGACTTCACCGGCGACACTGACACCAAGTACCGTCCTTGCCTGATGCTGCACAAGGATGCTTTCGCTCACGCTGAACAAATGGGTATCCGTACCCAGAGTCAGTACAAGCAAGAGTACCTTGGTACGCTGGTGACTGCCGACACGATCTATGGCACCAAGACGCTCCGGTCGTATGCCGGCATTGCGCTCATAGTGCCTGCTTGATGAATCGGAGGGGGCTGTAATGGCTCCCTCCACATACCTTAAAGGAGATTCATCATGGCAAATACGATTAGTGTTTCAAATGTCGAGCAGGGCAACAAGCAGTTCGGCGGGGCATTCAGTGAGATGTGGGCAGTTACCGCCACCGTTACCGATCAAGACGCGGTAGCGATTGGCGACACGTTGTCCATCAGCATGACTGTTCCGGGCGTCGCTCTTGGCGACATGGTTGTTGGTATGAGCCTGAATATGGACTCGTTCGATGCAGGCGGTGATGGTGCTGTGATCCGTGCAGAAGTCGGCTCGGCAAACACGGTGAATTTCATTGTCCACGCTGACGTTGCTGAATTCGCTGCTGATGCGATCACGAACGCGGTAATCAAAATCTTGGTGGGCCGTCCGGCTTGGTAAGGGAACGGGGGCTTAACAGCCCCCTTCTTCCATTGGAGAACAAACATGGATGTTAATTCTTACGGCCCTCTGAAGCTGACGACCTCTGCGGCGGCGGTCAATTCCGTGAGTGCTTCGGCATCTCCCGGTGCTGGCGCAATCGTCATCGGTGGAACGCTTGCTACTGGCGGCGTGGCTACACTGGCAGCGGCTCACCTGATTACCCTAGTATCCGGGGGCAACGATACCGGCATCACCTTCACGATTACCGGAACCGACTCTGACGGCAGGGCGCAGACAGAATCTACTGTAGGCGCGAGTGCTGGAACAAAGACCGGAACCAAGTATTTCAAGACGGTCAGTGCGGTAGCGCACACAGGTTCGGTTGCAACTACGCTGAGTGTCGGTCACGCAATCGACTCCGTTTCCAACACGATCAGCCCAAATCTAAGCACCTCGCCTATCGCTATCGGTATCGGCGTGACACTGGTAAGCGGAACAGCAACCTACAAGGTTCAGCACAGCTATCAGGACGGCTCCAGTTCGCATCCTACGCTGTGGTTCGACAACTCGGCTGGTGCAAAGTCTGCATCGTCTGAAGCGACGTATGCAGCCCCTGTAGCGTGTATCCGACTGCTGCTGTCGGCTTCGGCATCTGCTGTTCTGAGTGCTGCGGTGGTTCAGGGTGGCTAGTCAATTCCGGTGTATCAGAAGTGGCAACGTAGTGTCGTTCTCCAACGAGGACGACATTCGTTCAACCCGTTCCAATGAATCCTATGAGGAGGTGATCCATGAAACCAATGCCAATGCCGATGAAGCCGTCCAAGTCCCGCAAGCCGCCGAAGCGGAAGTGCTGAAACGTAAGCCAGGTCGTCCGCGCAAAGAAGAAGTGACGGAGATTTGATATGGAACAAGGAATGATGTCTCAACAACCTAAATCTCCAGCCAGCTACAGCGGAGAGGTTGATGTAGCTGGCGAAAAGGTTAGCGTAGCTAATGGAGAAGCAGAAGTAAGGGGAGAGAAATACTATGTTTCAGCGGATGGAAACATGGTTGCAGACAAGCAAGGTCGATTGGTTGGGTTTATTGAGAACGGGCAATTCAAGAAGAACACGAACGAACATCTGAAGATGCTTCTTGACAAGGGGCTTATTAGGGATGATCCAAAGTGATCCCAAAATCAGTTCTTGATACATTCAACTTAACTGAACATCAGGTTAGTGAATATCTTGAAAGGTGTGACGCAGTATTCGATATTACAAATGGATACGCAGTTCGCAGGGGTAATGTGATGCACATTCTTGCACCGCAGAAATCTTTATCTGGGCGAAAATTGCTGAGAGAGTGTCAAAACATTTTATCTAGAGTCCACAAGTTATTTAACGAGATATATGCACCTATCAAGCATGGGGATACGCGCGCCATATCATTTGTTGAAAAGATTGGATTCAGCATTGATAGAACGACCAATACCCACGTATGGTTTGTTCATAGGAGCGAAAGATGCGCCTGACTAGAAGCGACGTAAAAAGAAACTGCGCGCACCTTGAAATTCCTTTTGGTGATCCTTTCCGGTACGGGGAAAAGCGGGATTTTGTTGGTGATATTGTAGGCGGCATTGGCGATGCTGTTGGAGGCGTTGTTGATGCAGTAGTCAGTAACCCGATCATATCAACAGTTGCTGCGGCAGTCTTCCCTCCACTCGCTCCGTTTGTTGCTGGCATGAACGTAGCATCTGGAATCATAAACGGGAATCCATTACAGGCAATAGGTGGTGCCATTGGACTTAGCGGAGCGGGGGGTTGGTTTGATGTTCCAATAGATTCTGCTTCTGCAATGGAGGCATTCACAAGCCTTCCGTTGGAAGCGCAGAACGCATATTTTGCCGCAGGGTATAGTCCTCTGGATGTTGGTACGGCGCTGGCTCAAGATTCATCGTACATGTCGGCGTTCCAAGGTCTTCCCTACGAGGCGCAGCAGGCTTATCTTGACGCAGGTTATCAGCCGAATCAAATTGGCTCATCCTTGCTTCAAGATCAAGCAAGGGATATGGGGCTGTGGGGGAAACTACCGGCTGAAGCGCAACAGGCTTATCTTGATGCAGGATACTCCCCGCAAGATATTGGTGGATACTTGGCTTCTGATGCAACGGTAGCCGCCGGTGGTAGCGGCGGATTGTTGAGTGGAGTCAAGACTGCTTACAACGCAACAAAAGCAATTAACAGCCTATTTGGTGGTGATACTGGAGGTTCGCTCGCCGGACGACTTCTCTCCGGTGGCCTAGGTGCTATTGGTGGTGCGCTAACCGGGAACGCTGCTGTCGACGCGGCAAAGATCAAGGCTCAATCCGATCTTGCAACAGCGCAAACTGCTGCTGACGCTGCCAAGTTCAAGCCTTACGGAATGACTACCTTTGCCGGTGCATCCAACTTCCAAAAGGATGCTCAAGGCAATGTAATCGGAGCTAACTATTCCGCCGCACCGTGGGCCAAAGCACAGCAAGACGCTCTGTTGGGTCAGTCCAATCAGATGCTCAGTCAGTACCAGAACGCCCCTTCTCAGTTCGCTCCGATGGGCGCTGCTGGGCAACGCGCTATGGCGCTTGGCAACCAGTACCTTGCCCAAGACCCGCAAGCGCAGGCGATGAAATACATGCAGGATCAGCAGGCACTACTTGCCACTGGTCGTGATAGGGACGCAAGCAACATGCTTACCGGCGAGTTCAACCGTGGAACCTACGGATTGGCTACCGGAGCAACCGGACAGATGGGGGCTGCAAATCCTCGCCTTGAGGCGATGTATAACGCTCAGAGACAACAGGACTTGGGCCTCGCTGCACAGGCAACTCAAGGCGGGATGGACTACGCCAAGTTCGGTGCTGGAATGGTAGGCACTGGCGGCGACCTGACTCGCGGGATGTACACAGGGCAAACCGCTGCATTCGATCCATACAAGACCGCTCTTGGAGGTGCTACGACTATCGAAGGATTGGCGCAACAGCCTTTGACGCTCGGCGCTGATCTAGGGAAGATGAACATGAACTCCGGTGCTGCTGGACTCTTAATGCAGGGTGGTTTGAGTGCAAACAACTCCACTCAACAGGCAAATGCGTACAGCCCGTGGGGAAATATGTTGAGCGGTGCGGCTAATCAGGTGCAGAACTACAACAACCAGCAACAGCAGCAACAGTATGCGTTCAACCCATTTACAGGGGCGAGACTCTAATGCCTACCGACATCGTTTCAAGCCTATTCGGGCCGCAACCGTGGCAGATACAGCAGCAGCAGAACCAGCAACTAGGTGCTACTGCTGACACCTACGCCCAACAAGACCCCTTCCAACGTGCCGCAGGGACTTTGTTCCGTGCCGGTGGAATGCTCGGTGGTGCGGGGATGGAAGCCGCTGGCTATGAGAATCCGGCTATCGCACAGGCGAAACGCCAGCAAGAGATTATGGGCATGGGCGGCGATATGTCGACCTCGGTTGGACTCAAGGCGAAGGCGGCGCAGTTCGCACAGATGGGCGATCAGCAGACGGCGATGAAGTTGATTATGCTGGCGCGGAAGCAGGAGATGGAGGAAGCGAAGATTGGCCTTGAGAATGCCCAGGCTGCGGCAGCGTTGCATAAGGCTAGGGCGGAGGCTAGTCCGTTCGCAAAGATTGATCCGAGCAAATACACGCAGGAGTCGTTGCGAACCTACATGACGAGCAGAAACCCGGCTGATCTTGTTGCGTTCGATGAAGAAAAAAACCCGAATTCGTACAAGGAATATGTCTTGGCGAAGGCGGCAAATCCAGACATTGAATCATACGACAAGTGGTTACTTTCGCATAAGAAGGCTGGCGCTGCTGGCGGAACAACCGTAGTTATGCCGGGGGAGAAAAATGCCATTGATATTCCGAAGTTTGAGCAATCTGTTCAGGGAACAATCAAGCCGCACCTTGAAACTGTAACTGCTGCTGACATGGCAACTGCTGCTTTGCAGAACTCAATGAAGACCGGAAATTACTCGTCTTTCAATGCGGCGAAGCAGCAGTTGGCTAGGGCATTCAGTGATGGAACTATCTCGCGGGCTGAAGTTGTTGCTGCCGGGGCAGACCCTTCAATGGTTGGCGGGATTGTTGATGCGACATCAACGTTATTCACTGGAACGCCTAGCATTGACACTCAGCAGAAGATGTTGAAGACGTTGGAAATTGCAAGGAAGGTTGCGGCGAATAAGGGGCAGACGGCACTTACTAGGATGAAAAAAGTAGGCGAAATGTCAGGGATTAAAAAGGAGTCACTTGACACCCTCCTGACGTTCCCTGAGTTTGAGGGGAAGTCTGGAATGGGAGCTGGTGAAACGAAAACGCTGAAGTCAGGCAAGAAGGTTCAGCGGATAGATTGACATGCCAACTTACCTCATTGAAGGTCAGAAGTACAAAAGCGATGTTCCGCTGACGGATGCGGAACTGGATGAACTCGCCTCGCCAGAAGTCGGCGCTGGTGATACGCCAAAAGGTAGTTACCTTGTCGAAGCCGCCCGTAAGGGGGTGGCTAGTTTCCCGTCAAAGGTCTACGGCGCATTCAAGGGGGCTTTCACCGGAACAGGGCAAACCGGAGCGCAGCAATACGTTAAGGAAGCCGAGCAAGGGATCATTGGAATGCTTGGCGGAACCGGCGTTCAACCTGAAGGCATCGGACAGAAGATTCTAGCAACCGGAGTTGAAGCAGCCGCTGATCCGACAAGTTACGTTTTACCTGGAAGCAAGGCAATCGGGATGATGGGTCCAATTGCAAAGCCGATAGGTCGCGTTGCCGAGAACCTGTTTGCCGGTACTGGCGCGGAAGCCGGTGGAACTGCCGGTGAATACGCAGGACGAAAGATTGGCGGCGACACTGGAGCTATGGTTGGTCGTGTCGGTGGTGCTTTGACGGGTGGCGTTACCGGCGCAGTTGCCGCAGGTTCTCTGCCACGTTCTGCCGCTATGCTGAAGGAAACTGGCGTTGCTCTCGCTCCGAAAGTTCGCCAAATCTATCAACAGTTGTCTGGTGTTGCACCTGATGACCAGATTGCTAGGGAAGCAGGCCGACACATTGAAAACGTGTTTGTAGCTGCTGCTGCGTCTGATCCTAACTTTGTCAAAGTGCTTGAGGATGCTGCGGCGGCACAGGCATCTACTGGAGTGAAACTTCCGCTCAGTTCTGTGTTGAAGGACAACGCGGTTATCAACCAGTACATCGCGCAGTTGTCGGCAAAAGACCCCGCATTCCGCGAACAGTATTACTCAATGTTCCAAGCAGCGAAGGAAGCATTGCGTGGTCGTTCGGGAAAAATGTTTGGTCAGCCTTCTGCCGCTGATACGGTACTTGCCGCCAACGTGAAAGACGTTGATGTAACCGGCGCGGTTGGTCGCAAGAAGGCGACCATTGACCGTCAGATCACGCAGGCAAGCCGTAACCTTGATACCGTTGATCCTGCTGAGTTTGGCGCACAGGTTGTCAAAGTCACTGACGATGCAGAATCCGCAGCAAGGGCGAGTGTTGCTCCGCTATACATCAATGCCTTCGATGTAGCCAAGCAAAAAGGTGTTGATCTACCAAGCGAGTCTGTTGGAGACATCTACCAGTTCGTTGCAGGCGAGAAGGCTAACGACATATTCAAAACTTTCCCGTCGATCTACGGGAAGATCGTATCCAGATTCAAGCCGCAAACCGTTGAAGGGGCGAATCTTGTTGATGCTTCTGGAAAGCCACTTGGATCACAGACGGGCGAGGCATTCAAGGGCGCAACCGTTGAGGACTTGGATTCGCTGAAGCGCGAGGTTAACGCACAACTGCGTAAGACCAAGACTGACTCTGAAATCAGGTTGCTGAACGAATTGAAGTCGAAGGTGAATCAGCACATTTCGACGCTTGATCCTGCTTTCGTTTCTGCCTACAAACTCGCAGACCAGACCTACTTGCAAAAGGTTGGACTACCGTTCAACGAAGAAACGATCAACATGATTGGTCGTGCAAAGTTTGACGAGAACGTAGTTCCTTTGCTGACGAAGAACAAGTCGACGCTGACTCAGTTCATTGACGCTACCGGAGAGAATGGCAAGAAGTTGGCTGAACAGGCTTTCATCAGCGACTTGACCAACTTCGCCGTCAAGGATGGCGTACTTGATCCGGCCAGGGTGAATGCGTGGCTGAAGAACAAGAACGATGCTCTGTCGATGCTGCCAGATGTTCGTGACCGTGTGGTCAAAGCATCCGGCGACGTAAAGGAGTTGATGAACCAAAAGGCTGCTTTGGGCGACAAGTTCGTAAAAGCCGCAGAGGACAGGATTCTTAAACTTGAAGGCAAGAACGCGCAGTCCATCGTGAATAGCCTGTACGGTTCAGCAGACTTCACTGAGAAGTTCATGAAGCAGCATGGTGCGAACCATGACAACCTGAAGGCAATCCGGTCGTTCATGCTTGACGATCTGCTCTCATCTGGTAAGCCACTTGAACTGCTTAACGACAGAACGAAGTCGCGGGCCTTCAATCGCGTGTTCGGCCCTACTTACGCCGACAAGATCAAGCAACTGTCAGTAGTTGCTGACCGGATTACACGTGACCCTAGTGCGGTGTCTCCAAATCTGAGCATGATCCCGAAATCGCGCATTGAAGAAATGGTTGGTGCGCCGCCTGAGATGATCATTTCCAGAATCACCAATCCGGTGATGAGTAACTTTTACGCTTTCACTTCACTGGCAAGCAAGTTTCTTAACCGCAGAGTAAGTGATTCGGTGGATGCTGACATGAAGCGCATTCTGCTTGATCCGAAGGAAGCGGCGCTATTGTTCAAAGCGGTTCAACCTAGAGTTGATAAAATCGACATGCAGAAGATGGCGAATGATGTGGCCGAATACAGCAAGCGAACTGGTGTGAATTTCGCCAATATGCTGATGCAAGACGTTAAATCTGGAGCCGCTAGGTCTTATAAGGGCATGGACGAAGGAACTACGCAGGAGCAACAACAATGACCTATTTGGAATGTGTTAACGAAGTCCTCTCTCGCCTCCGCGAATCCAGCGTAGCCAGCGTCACTACCAATGCCTACTCCACGCTGATTGGCCGGTACATCAACGACGCCAAGCGCCAAGTCGAGGATGCTTGGAATTGGGATTCGCTCGCCACCACCGTAACCCTGAACACTGTCGGAGGAACCTCCAACTACACCGTCACAGGATCAGGCGTTCGTCAGAGGGATGTAACGGTCAATGACACCACGAACCTTGTCCAGCTCAGAAACGTACCTATCCAGTGGATTATGGATCAACAGCAACTCTCAACTGTACCTACAGGGAATCCGATCTATTACGCATGGAACGGAACGGACGGCACGGACAGCAAGGTTGAGATTTACCCGACACCATCAGGTGTTTCCGCGCTCAAGTTCAACATGGTTGTCCCGCAGGCGATTCTTGCTGCTGATGCAACGGTTATCACCGTACCTTCTGAGCCGGTCATAGCCGGCGCATACGCCCGTGCAATCGTTGAGAGGGGCGAAGATGGCGGGCTAACCTCTGGAGAGGCATACGGGCTGTTTAAGTCAGTCCTGAGCGACTATATCTCGCTTGAGAAAGAGCGTTTCTCTGAATACGATACCTTCGTGGCGAACTAATGGCTGAGAACATTACCCCATTCTCGATAAGCGCACCGGGCTTCTACGGGCTTAATACGTCCGATAGTCCGGTCGACCTGTCGGCTAATTTCGCGCTTGAAGCTATCAATTGCGTGATTGACAAGTCTGGGCGCGTGGCTTCGCGCAAGGGATGGACTACTGCAAACACCGCGAATACCGATCTTGCATCATCGAACGTCACTTGTATCGGTGAATTGATTGAGAACGATGGAACTGCCACTACTCTGTGTGCTGGTGGCGGGTTCCTGTTCAAGTTGAGTGGAACCACGTTGGTTACGCTAACCTACGGCGGTGGAGGAGTAGCGCCCACGATCAATGCAAACAATTGGCAGTTCTGCCAGTTGAGCGGCGTAGGGATGTTCTGGCAGCGCGGATACGACCCGCTAATCTACGATCCCGCTATCTCTACGACTACGTTCCGTCGCCTGAACGAGAAGGCGGGTACTGCCGGAACTGTATATCAATGCAATACGGCCATCAGTGCTTACGGACGGGTATGGGCGGCGGATACGACTGCTGACAAGGGAACATTAGTATTCTCTGACCTTTTGACGCCGCATATCTGGACTGGCGGGACTTCCGGGTCACTGAATCTTCGGAATATCTGGCCCATTGGCGGGGATGAAATTGTCGGTCTAGCGGCGCACAACAACCGACTGTTCATCTTCGGGAAGAAGCAGACGCTTATCTACAAGGATGCCGATACTCCATCGAGCATGATTCTTGAGGATTCCCTTGAGAACATCGGATGTATAGCCAGGGACTCGATTCAGCCTACGGGAGAGGATGTTATCTTCCTGTCAGGAGATGGCGTAAGGTCGGTTCAAAGGACGATCCAAGAGAAATCCGCTCCGATGCGGAATTTCAGCAAGAATGTTCATTCGGATATTCAGGGGTACGCCGCACTTGAATCTCTGGAAAACGTGAAGGCGGTTTATTCTCCAAGCAACTCGTTCTATCTGATTACCTTCCCGGCTTCTGCCGTTACCTACTGTTTTGACCTCCGTTCCCCATTACAGGATGGATCAGCGAGAATTACTACATGGACGAACATTGACCCAAAAGCCTTCTGCGAGACAAGTGACAAGATTCTCTACATGGGGAAAGCTGGATACCTTGGAAGTCATACAGGGTATTACGACAATGGTTCTAACTACCGAATGTCCTATTTCACGACATGGATTGACTTCGGGAATCCTATTCAGACTTCAATTCTCAAGAAAGTCATCTTGACGCTCATTGGACTGTCAAATCAGACGGTGGTATTCAAGTGGGCCTATGACTTCATGCAACCCTACTATTCACAGACTACGGTTCTTTCTGGAGTTTCCGCTCCTGCTGAGTATGGAACTGCTGAATACGGTTTAGCCGAGTACGCAGGGAATGTGGCGATTAACACCTTGACCGTTAATGGATCAAGCGCAGGAAAGGTTCTACAGTTCGGAGTGGAAGCGCAGGTTGGCGGTTACAATCTGTCCATCCAGAGAATTGATCTATATACGAAGGATGGGAGGCTCCAATGAGTGATTACATCGTTATTACTGACTACTCGGCAAAGGATGCTTTGCTCACAGGGAACCCGGCCAAGTTGGTCAAGGGAACTGAAATCAAAGCTGATTTTGATGCTGTGGCTGTTGCTGTTGCAACAAAGCATGATTCTGGTGATATTGGCGTTGCTGTCCAAGCATATGACTCGTTCTTGACATCAATCGCGGCTCTCGGAACTGCCGCTGACAAGATGATCTATACGACAGCAGCGAATACTGCTGCTGAGTCGGCAATCACTACAGCAGGAAGGGCGCTGATTGATGATGCAACGGCAAGTGACCAATTGACAACGCTTGGTGTATCGGCTTTCGCAAAGACGATCCTGGACGATGCAGACGAGGCTACGTTTAAGACTACGGTAAATCTTGAGATTGGAGTAGATGTCCAAGCCTACGACGCCGACATCCCCACAGTCTCCGCATCTCAAGGCGAAATGGAAGCCGGCACCGAAGCCGCGCTGCGGTCAATGTCTCCACTTCGTGTTGCTCAGGCTATTGCTGCTCTTGGCGGCGGTGGAACGCAAATCCAGCCCATCAGCGCATCAGTCGGCTCCAATGCCCTGACCATCAGCGCATCGGCCCTGTCGCTCGATTTCCGCTCGGCAACGCTGACCAGTGGCACGGTGACGACGGTATCAGGCACTCCGGCTAACCTTGTAATCAGCAGTGGCTCAACACTTGGCACGGTGAACGCCGTGCAGTCTCGCATTGCTGTGCTGGCCATGAACAACGCCGGGACGATTGAACTCGCAGCAGTGAATATCTCCGGTGGCAACGACCTTACTGAAACAGGCGTCATCAGCACCACGGCTGAAGGCGGAGCGGGAGCGGCGGATACCGCGAACGTCATCTATTCGACCACGGCGCGCAGCAACCTCGCCTATCGCGTCATCGGCTACATCGAATCGACACAGACTACGGCTGGAACGTGGGCCACAGCGCCAAGTACGATTCAGGGTGCTGGCGGAAACGCGGTAACGGCGATGTCATCGTTCGGATACGGACAAGTCTGGTCTGATGTAACTGGAAGTCGAGTGAGCGGTACGACTTACTACAACACTACCGGGAAACCCATCATGGTGATGGCGACGCATACAGGAATAAACACTATTACCTTTACCGTCGGCGGCGTAAGCATGACGACTATCCAAGTGGCTTCTTTCGTCGTCCCTCCCGGAATGAGTTATTCGGCGACGCTGACGATTTCCAAATGGAACGAACTTCGCTAAAGGAAAAATAATGCCCAACTACAAAGATGCCTCTCACAACCTTCACTATCTCGACGATGCGGCCTTCGTCCATCTGCTGTCCGAGGGATGCGTCGAGATTACAGAGGCCGAAGCGGCGGCAATTCGGCAGAGCAAGATTCCTGCATGGTCATGCGCCCCTCTGCTACGTATCGCTCGCGCAGGCCGCGAGATCGCCCTGAACCGGCTCGCCGGAATCGCGTTTGCAGCAAAGGAATCGAACGACTCTGCGACCGTCACGGCCTGCCTCTCTGCGCGGACGGCGCTGCTCAACATAACAACACTGCCTTCTGTTTTGGCGGCGACTGACGATGCCAGCCTGACGGCGGCTGTCGGTGCTGAGTACGCTTCGATTGTTGCCGCGTGTCCCGCAAACATCCGGGCAGCATTCGCAGGGATTCAGTCGTGATCTACCTCGC